TCATACGGACCTAAAGAAAAATTTGTACGACGAATCGAGGAGGATAGTTCGATTAGCACTGGGAGTCGTGTGCAGATGACTTTACCTAGACTTGGGTTCAATATCACTGACATGACTTATGATCCGACTCGAAAAAGAAATACTCTTCAAAAGAGAACTTATATTGACACTGGTATGACTGGTGGAAATGTATTGTATGAATATTCTGAGGTTCCTTATACCTTCAACTTATCTCTGTATGGTTTTTCTAGATCCATGACAGATGCGTTGCAGATTACTGAGCAAATACTTCCATACTTTACACCAGAGTTTACGGTTACAGTTAATTTTGATTCTCTACGACATCCATCAGTTGACATACCTATTACGTTGAATAACGTGACAATTGAAGAGGAGTATGAAGGCGAACTTGAAGATCGAAGACGAATCACGACACAATATGATTTTTCAGTAAAATCATACATCTTCGGAGAGCAGAAAAGATCAAATACAATTTTATACACAGAGTCAACATTCTTTGAATTGGTTGAAGACAACTATTTGAAATCTGGTGTTACTGGTGCAATGACTCGTATAGATGTAGGTGTTAGTGGACCCTCCTATGGTACAGGAGGATTCACTTCGGGTAATTACATCACCTATACGAACACATATAGTGTTGGACCTTCGGGATCTGGTTTTACCTCTGGTACTAGATATATTGATATTGAGGGAAATACTTATGAGGGTGCAACATTCAACCCACCGAATAGAGGATAATATGACAAACGAAAATGATGGAATCTCAAAAGCATTAAACGTAGAGTTTGATCAAAAGGAAAATAAACCTACAGATATGGTTGTGAAAGTCGATGCCTTGCCTGTGTCGAAGGAAAGACTCGAAAAAGACTTAGGACACGATTATCGGCGGGTTCGTAATAACTTACAAGACCTTATAGAGACTGGACAAGATGCGGTTGACGGAATCTTGAATGTTGCAAGAGATAGTGATTCTCCGAGAGCATTTGAGGTTGCGGGTCAGATGATCAAAACATTAGCGGATATGAATAAAGATCTCATAGATCTACACAATAAAATGAAAGTTATAAACAAAGAAGAAACCACAATAAACCATAATACGAACAATTCAATTTATGTGGGTTCAACAAGTGATTTGCAAGATTTGATTAATCAATCTCGTAGTGCTAAAAAGGCATTGAATATTGAAAGCGAAAGTGATGACGACTAAAAAGCATGGTTATCTTGGTAATGAAAACTTAAAAGCCTCTGGTATAGAGATAGAATTTACAAAAGAACAGGTCAAAGAGTATATCAAATGTTCACAAGACCCAGTTTACTTTGTTGAAAAATATGTAAAGGTTGTATCTCTCGATGAGGGATTGGTTCCTTTTGACATGTATGATTACCAAAAAGATATCGTTGATAAGGTTCACAATAATAGATTTGTCATAGCAAAGTTACCCAGACAGTCTGGTAAATCCACTACAATCGTCTCTTACATCCTACACTATGTACTTTTTAATCAAAGTATGAATGTAGCGATCCTTGCGAATAAACAAGCAACAGCACGCGAGATATTGAGTCGTCTGAAACTTGCCTATGAATATCTGCCACTATGGTTACAGCAAGGTATCGTAGAATGGAACAAGGGATCTATTGAATTAGAAAATGGATCTAAAATTGTTGCGTCTGCAACGTCATCATCCGCAATTCGTGGTGGATCCTTTAACATGATTTTCCTTGATGAATTTGCACACGTTAGTTCTGGTATCGCAGAGGAGTTTTTTAGTTCTGTGTATCCTACGATTACATCGGGTCAAAGCACTAAAGTTCTTATGGTTTCGACTCCCAACGGATTGAATTTGTTTTATCATTATTGGAGAGGTGCTACGAAGGAAATAGGAGAAGAGGGTAAAAACGAATACGTTCCTATCGAAGTACATTGGTCACAAGTTCCTTTGTATCCAGGCGGTCCACTTCGTGGTGAAAAGTGGAAAGAAGAGACAATTGCGAATACGAGTGAGCAGCAGTTTCAGTCTGAATTTGAGTGTGACTTTGTAGGTTCACAGAATACTCTAATCTCATCATTAAAACTCAAGTCACTTGCGTGGGTCAAACCTCTTGAGAGATCTAATGAGGGTCTTTCTATATACGAAGAACCAAGAGAGGACAGACAATATTCATGTGTTGTAGATACGTCCAGAGGACAGGGTTTAGATTATAGTGCATTCGTAATTATTGATGTAACAGAAACTCCTTATAGGGTTGTAGCAAAGTATAGAAACAATATTGTTTCACCTCTCGTATATCCAACGATAATACGATCTGTATGTGAAAGATACAATAAAGCCTTTTGTTTGATTGAAATAAATGATATCGGTGGTCAAGTTGCAGATGTGTTATATCAGGACTTGGAATACGATCATATTTACATGACTCAAAATAAGGGACGAAAGGGACAAGTCGTTGGTGGTGGATTTGGTGGAGGTGGTAATCAATTTGGTGTTCGTACCACAGGTCCAGTCAAAAAATTAGGATGCTCCGTGTTAAAAAGTCTAATCGAAGAAGATAAACTGATTGTTGAAGATTTAGACACCATAAATGAACTTACAACATTCATAGCGAAAAAGCAGTCATTTGAAGCAGATGACGGACACACAGATGATTTGGTAATGTGTCTTGTTTTATTTGCGTGGTTGACTCGTCAAGACTATTTCAAAGAAATGATGAATACTGATGTGAGACATACCATATATGGAGATGAAATAAAGAGAATCGAAGATGAATTGCTACCTGATGGTTTCTTTACAAACAACGAAAGTTTGGAGGTTGGTGAGTATGATGGTGAAGATCGCTGGTTCTCGCTGTAAATCAGCAAAACTATAAATATTCTCGAAGCGTTCTATGATGAAGTCTTAAAAGGAGAAGAAAATGCCATTTAGCATCAGCCCATCTGTTACAATTACTGAACGAGATTTAAGTTCGATCATTCCACAAACATCCACGACTACCGCTGCTTTCTGCGGTCGTTTTAATAAGGGTCCAGTGGACACTATTGTTGATATTAGTAGTGAAAAACAATTATCAGAGGTTTTTGGAACCCCCGATCCAGGCGAAAGAGGGGTTGACTGGTTTGTTTGTGCAAACTTCTTAAACTATAGCGATAAGTTAAAAGTTGTTCGTGTTGATGAAGGTGATACACGTTTTTATACTGGTGGTTTTGGTGGTCAAACTGCTGCGAATCTCAACGAGGGACAAAAAGCATTAGCAAGTGAACTTAATGGTGATAATTTTAACATAGCAGAATTACGAGCAAAAGAGCCTGGTCTTTTGGGTAATGGACTGAGAGTTGTCTTCTTCCCAGCAGGAAACGATCCTTTTGACGGAAACACGGTTCGTGGTGCCGCTAGTGGAACCGCTCATGCACAAAGTGCTGTGGAGTTTGACTTAGGAGCAGGATCTGGTCTTTTCTCATACGTTCCCACAACAACAGGAAAAGTATTCGAGTCTATTGAGAATGGTATTTATACGGGTGGAGTTACTCAAGACGAAGTTCACTTTGCTGTGATTGATCAAAAAGGCTTCTTTAATGAAACATTTGGTATCACGGGAGCAGTTCTTGAAAAATTCGAGGGACTCTCTTTATGGAGAGGTGTTTATGACGGATCTGGTCGAAGCATCTACTATAAAGATTACATCAACGAAAATTCGCAATACGTTGAAATTGAAAATTCCGTGCATAGATCGCTTTTCAATAGTGTTTCAATCTCTGCGACTGGTTCCACCGCAGGTGATCCTCTCTGGACACCAAAATCAGCATCCGTTTACTCTCCTTTAGGTGCGACGGGTTCGACTGCAAGTGCAACAGGTGGACGTTATCTCGCGTATAATACTGTTCTCGCTGGTGGTGCAGAGTCTGGTGTGACATTCCCATACGAGGGGGTCGGTTCTGATGCTGACTTGAATAAAGATCTGAACCCACACAAGTTTGCTGTAGATGCAGCATACACTAAACACTTCTCGGATGCGGAGCAAGTTGATATTGATATCATTCTTGGTGGTGCTGCTGAAGAAGACATTTCAAGAAAGATTGTTGAAATTGCAGAAAACAGAAAAGACTGCATGGCATTCATCTCTCCTCCCGCCTCTCCAGTCGGGACTGAGTTCAATGATGTTTCCTTCAGCGATGTTTTGGGTGGATTCTCTGGACCAGCGGGTGTGATCAAATATCGTAACGATCAAGGATTCAAC